GTGGGTAAAGCTCACGCTGTTAAGCGCGCCGATATTGGAGAGCCCCTTTAAAAGGGCACCCGACATCGATTCAACTTGGTCCTTTTCCAGGGGATTGGTAAGATCCGTGTAGTACTGACCAGGGCATTGAAGCCCTCGATGTACCTTCACACCTGAGTTGAAGTTCGTAGTTATGAGTGTAACGCCGCCCGGTAGATTGTATCTCTGGACGTCGCTTACATCATCTTTCTCAAGGAGGTTTCCTATCGATAAGTAACGAACACAAAAGCACGATTCGTGTAGCCAATCCTCAATCAAGCGACAAGTCTTCCAATACCCTTTCAGGTAGAGGAGATTACGAGTCGCAGACCAAGAAACGGCCACATCGATCGTCCACTCTGAACGTTGAGTGGGGATGAGACGACGAGCGTAAACCGGTTCAACCGGGTAGCCCTTGTAGTAATCGCCCCCGCAAGATTCTCTAAAGTTGCCCTTAGAGAAACTCTTACGCGTGTTAACGCGTAACCCAAATGACTCGAGATACTGAGTCACAACGTTCGCTACACCCGCATCAACAATGATGTCATCGCCATAAATATAGACATCTTTACTTACTTCGGCGATTGTTGATGCTGTCGGCATGACTCTACGATGTACGTGAATTGCAGAAATGCACAGGGCATAAAACACGTAGGCTTCTATGGGAAAGCACAAGGCTGAACCCATACTCGCGAACTTCGCTAACTTAAGCGTCGTTCCATCGGGAGTAGTTGCAGTTTTAGACCGGCATGCTTGCGCATATTGCCAGAAAGGAGCATACTTACAGACTCGGTGAGCCAGCAAATTATGCACTCTGTCGGAGGCGTCGCTCAGGTCGAGCGTTGCTTTACGACGATCTATACTTGCTTTCCGAGCCAGGGTACGATTGATATCCTGACGCGCAAAATTCACATGACCAGAAAACGGCTTACGCCGCTCCATGGTATCATATAAATATGCACGAAGTGCCTGCTGCATGTACTGCATGTGGCTAGGCTCAATCGCAATAACACGGGGAGTTACAGAGGTCTTAGGTACGAATACCACTCTTACGGGTGGTTCTTCGTCTTCTTCCAAGATCTTCACCGCGCCGAGATCCTCCCAGTGGGAGTAATTCGGTATCGCGTGGTCTTCTAAGGGGAAGAAGCTGAGCGAGCGCTCAGGCCATTGCTTAATGGTAAGCCGTCCATTCGTGGACAGCCGTTCAGCAGTAGCGCCAGGACCATGACGACACACAAGGCTAGCCGGATCGAAATCGGCAAAAACCCTACCGAGGCGGCTACAAACCGCATCGAGAATAGGGTCAGCACGTGTGACCAATTCGTCATTTAACTGCATCTCCAACTCTAATGCCTTAAACTTGTTTTGCGCGGCTAGTTCACGCTCTGGAGAACAGCTTTCCTTCATCTTCTTGAAGAATCGGGTTAGCTGCCGGAGCGCGTCCACACTGCGCGGACAAGCGTCAGGCTTTAACATACCTGTGTCCTCGAATATACGACATGTGAAACCTTGCAGAAATGCGGGGAAACGCATCCCATGAGCGTCGCGGAAGTACTGCGACGACTCCTCGGGGTAGATGCCGTTCTCGAGGCCGTACTCTAGCCAGTCACACAATTTTGGTAGTGTGATGGTGAGGAAAGATAAGCCTTCACAGGCCACTCGCCTCTCCAGAGTACGTACACAACGGGTTGCATTAATGCCTAGGTCCTCCGCGCTTTCGAGCAAGAGGGACCTAAGGAGTGTTAGCGGTCTGTTCATACTTCTTCCTTTTATGAAGGTGAGAAGAACCGACCTATGCTTATCATTCGCAGTCGCCGGCTTTATCAGGGCCGTCGTCAGGAATAACTGCACCACCGTAGTAGTGCACCAACTCCGTTCCAATTAGATACAACACGGCAGGGATTAAGGATCCTGCCGCATAACTACGGAATCTATCGACGAAACTTTTCACATCTCGCCGTTTCGAATTCGCAGACACAACGTGTCAGTTACCACCGCATGAAGATTGTTCTTCAGGTAGAGGACCTCACTATCGCTAAAAGCCCCGTTAGAGGGCTCGTCGAATGTGAGAATAGCTGACATACTCACGGGGGTAGCAATACCGCCCACAGTACGAACAAAGTCGAACGTCATACGCACTTCGTGGCGTAGGCGTTTAGCCGACTCGTACTGCGAGACTGCAAGCGTAATATCCGAGGCACCGCCTTGTCCACTATAAATCCTCTTGTTAGGGAGAACCTTAGTAAGAGCAAAGGTGGGCGTTGAGGTATCGGTAAAGGTAGGAACGATTGGATCGGGAAGCATAGGTGACTCCTAGTGGGTTCTTATGGTTATTGGCTAAGCTCGTCTTGCAGCGAGCGATAGCATGATAGATACCTGGTAGTCCGTTAAGGACTCCGGGTTAGTACCGAAACCAAACGGGGAAGCAGGGGCTCGCGCCTTGGTGGACGCATATTCCATACAGCTCACGCTGATGGGAGAAGCACTACCATCCGTTTGTTCGAGTGCAAAAGAAGCTTCAGTAGTTGAAGTCACCTCAGTGTGGTTCATCACAAAGAAGTTATCCGCGTACATAGACTCCTCCGCTCCGTGCGAGAGGGCTCCGAACACATGTCCCGCTTCCGAGAAGTAGTCCAAGAGCCACGACCAAGGTATCAGGTCGTATATGTCCTTCGGCGACAGATGTACATCGTTGTACAACCACCGCTGTAAGTCGCGCTTACGCGCGGCATATTTA